CCCATGTACCACGTGGAACTATTTTTTGGTATATAGAGAATAAGTAGTATATTTGTAGTGTACCATCTGTTATACCACAGAGGACGTCCACGAGGGGCTATATAGTGAGTAGTGGACCAGACGTTGGGTTGGAGGGGTCAAATAGATCCCAGGGTTTTCTCCAATAGGTACAAAACTGGTTGCATTATAGATCTAGAGGATGGAACAACACACATAGGTAGAGTGTCCTGAAGTAACAGGGAGTTAAGTTTCCATGAGGGTGTAAGACTGAAAAGTCTGACGTACAGCTCAGGTTGAAGTGTGCAATTAAAAGGACATAGGGGAACCAGAGGTCTATCAAGTCAAAACCATAGCTAATATGAAAGAACCAAACAGAGAACGTAAGAATGAAATTAAATACGATATTACGCTAAATGATGAGCAGAAAGAAGCTAAAAGAGTTATTAGAGAGAATCAAATCGTGGTTATCACTGGGAGGGCGGGATGTGGTAAGAGTCTTGTATCAGCACAGACAGCACTGGATTTTCTCTTCAAAAAAGAATGCGAACAGGTCTTAGTAACCAGGGCAGCTGTAGAAGTGGGTCATTCTCTAGGGTTTCTACCAGGGTCTTTGGATGAGAAGTTCAACCCCTATCTAGAGGCGTTTATGGAAAACCTCACCAAGTGCTACGATAAGAACAAGATACAGAATCTAATATCAGAACAAAAGGTGATGGCTCTACCTGTACAGTTTATCAGAGGTAAGACCATAGATGATGTGCTTGTAGTGGAAGAAGCCCAGAATCTGACAAAGTCAGAGATGCTAGCCATCCTCACCAGGCTGGGAAAGACAGGGAAGATTATTATTAATGGGGACAATGAACAGACTGACATCATCACCAGAAATGGTGAGATGAATGGTCTTTCTTACGTTATAGAACTATCAAAGAAGATTAGGGAGATACAGTGGGTGAAGCTAAGTCACAACCACCGATCAGACCTAGTGGGGAAAATACTAGACTACGAATATGGTAAATAGGGAGACAAGTTCTCCCTTTTTTTATTCTATGTTTAAAAAATAAATTTGGAAAGTTTAAACATAATATGTATATTTATATTATAAACCAATTTAAATTATGTCAGAAGAACAAAAACAACCTACGAAGGAAGAGCTAGTAGACTTCCTAAATGAGTCAATTGAGCTTGCTAAACTAAGAGCTGAGTTGCAGGAATTAAACACAAAGATTGCTGTGGGAAGAGCTGAAGAACTTAAAGCATTGGTAGTCATTGGACAAATCACTAACCCTCAGCCTCAGGAGATGGAGAATCACACCATCACAGAAGAAGATATGGTTAATAACCCAGATCTCAAAGAAGCAGGGATTAGTGTGGGGGATGTCATCCCAATTCCTAAAGAAGTGAAGAGAAAACTTAAAAGAGAAACTGCTCAATAATTATGGCCGTTGTTAACCTAGTAGAAAAGAAGGCTAAATTAGATAAACAAGCTGCGGTACAATTTCAGATACTAACCCATTGTTTTTTGTCTGGGATTGTACTTAGCAGCTCGGAAATAGTTTGTTTAATAATGTTAGCTATGGATGGGGTGCAAGACTTAAATGCATTCTGTATGAAAGTACATGAACAAAAGGTATTTAAGTCACCTCAGTCTGCTAGAAATGCTATAGCTAGAGCAGAGAAGAATAAGTTAGTTATTAAAGAAGGGAAGAGTAAGAAGAAGATTTACATCAACCCAGAAATTAAAATCCAAACTGAAGGGAATATATTGTTGGACTATAAATTCTTAAGCATTGCATCCTAGTAAAGTGAGAGATCTGATTCCCAGCTATGCCATGGAAATGGATAAGTCTGTGGATGAAGTGCAAGCAGTTATGTCTTTTTATTACAAAACAATAAGACAAAAGCTTTCTCAATTAGAGTCTGTTAATATACATTTAGAAAACCTAGGGCATTTCTATGTAAAAGAAAATGCTCTTAACGCCTATGAGACTAAATGTAAACAGATAATAGATGCAATGAGCAATGACACCATCAGAGAATATTCTATCAAGAAAGACTATCAAGAAAAACTAAAACTGATTGAGAAAATGAGGGAGATGTTAGATGAGGAAAGAGGAAGAAAAAAAGTTGCAAGAAATAAAAGATTCAACAATGAAATTCAAGAACCTAATACAGATTTGGAAAAATAAAGGACAGATATTAGAAGGGATAACTAATTCTATTTTTAAAAAAGAGGATGTAGAAGAGATTGCACAACAGAGAATGCAGATTTGTAGAACTTGTGACCTCTTTGATGTGCATGGTGAAGGATGCATGTTACCTGGCACAGAACCCTGTTGCAATGAAAACAAAGGGGGATGTGGTTGTTCTCTAAGGCTCAAAACTAGAAGCTTATCTTCAGAATGTCCATTTCAAAAGTGGGAAGCCCTACTCACTGAACAAGAAGATGAATATCTAAGGGCAAAACTTGGAATCACAGATGATGATGAATAAGTTTAAAATCTAATCCTATGTCAATTATATTTAAACCAGAGAAACACCAATATGAATCTTCAGATGAGGACAAGATAGAGTGGATGAGTGCTACAAGTTTCATATCAAATTTCAAACAGCCTTTTGACGCAGACACCATATCAAAGAAGGCTGCTAAAAATAAAAAGTCTAAGTGGTATGGTATAGATCCAGAAGAGATTAAAGCTTTATGGAAAGCAGAGGCAGAGAGAGCAACAACACTAGGTACATGGTATCACAATCAGCGAGAGGCTGATCTTTGCGGACTAGATACTATTGAGAGAGAAGGAGTGGAAGTTCCTATATTTAAACCTGTTGAGATTGATGGGATTAAACACGCCCCTGCTCAAAAGCTTAAAGAGGGTGTCTATCCTGAACATCTAGTCTATCTAAAATCTGCAGGACTCTGTGGTCAATCTGACTTAGTGGAAGTGGTAAATGGGAAAGTGAATATTACAGATTATAAAACTAACAAAGAAATTAAAATAGAAAGCTTTACAAACTGGGAGGGTCTTAAACAAAAGATGTCACACCCAGTGGCTCACCTAGATGATTGTAACTTCAATCATTATTCTTTGCAGTTGTCGTTGTACATGTATATGATATTAAAGCATAATCCTCAGCTATCACCAGGCAATATGACTCTTCATCATATTATATTTGAAGAAGCTGGTAGGGATAAATACGACAATCCTATTACAGCTGTAGGAAATAATGGAGATCCTATAGTGAAGGATGTTATTCCTTACACTGTAGACTATTTAAAAAAAGAAATCATAGCATTAATAAACTATGCGGCTAATAACAATATAAAACCTAAAAAATAAAATGTGGCTAGACATTGTAAACACAATCATTGAGGTGATTAGCAAGAAAGTTTCTATAGATGAAAAGAAACGTCTAAAGTTGTCACAATTATTTTTTGATGTGGCAAAACTATTAGAAGATACAGCTAAGGATTTAGAACAAGATGTCTATCCTCATGGTAAATGTGCAGCAATGGAATCTTTGTCAAGAGAATTAGTCAGTATACTAAAAAACAGTATGGATGAGGAGCCTTTACAAGAATTGTCACATCAATTGTTTGTAGCATCAAATTTAGAACTAGAATATGCAATGCGCAAAAGCAAAGACACAATAGTAACATTACAAAAAACAGCTGGTAGATTTGAAGCATTAGGGATGTTATATAAAGCAGTATGATAAGATTATTTGATATACAGAATAAAAGAGTGGTGGCGTCAGAACACTGTTACACCTTAAAGTTTCTTAAAGATGTAATGGACAATCACCCAGATGATTATTTAAAGATATACACCTATCTGTTCTACATGACTTGTCCTAATCCAGATATGAACCCCTTCTTCCATTTTCCAGATGAGGAAAAAGAAGAGGTGATTTTAAAAGAAATAGAGGCTGAGTTTTCTACAGAAGATGATGATATTGTAAGAGCTATGAATCTTTGCAATAAGATGTATCAAACAGAAACATCCAGAGCATATTATGGGATTAAGAAAGCTTTAGATAATATAGCATTCTATATGTCCACAACACAAATCACTGATGGACGGGATGGAAATATTGCGCAGATAGGCAGGATAGCAAAAGACTTTGATGCAATACGTCAGAGTTATAAAGGAGTGTACAAAGACTTAATGGAGGAGCAACAGTCATCAGTTAGAGGAGGACAATCACTAGCTTATGATCAATAAATAAAATGGACACTGATTTTATAGAAATACCTACATATAAAGATGGTGATTGGACCACTACAGTCTTTGCTACACGTGAAGACTTTAAACAGTTTTTGACATCTATATTCAAAGAACCTGGACAATATAATTTCGATGAAACCACACTTATATTCAATTCAGAAGGAAGAAAATTTCAGAAACAACGCTACTACTGTTCTGCTCCCGTTAAAACTAAAGACTTTATTGCTTATTGGGAGGATCAAAAAAACAAGTGCAGGCAAGGTATCATTGTACATTCTAAAGATAGTACTTGGTATCTTAGTAGGGATTATTATATGTGGCTAAACTTTCTTCCCATCTATGATAAGGAAGAGAAGAAGTTTGACTTTGCCAAGGTGAGAGATGCACAGTATCACATGGCTTTGTATGAGCACCTGGCAGAACTGAATTATAAACATGCAATTATTCTTAAAAAACGTCAGATAGCATCTTCTTATTTTCACATGGCTAAACTTATTAACCAGTATTGGTTTGAAGAAGGCGCTGTGTTAAAGATAGGAGCTAGTCTAAAAGACTATATAAATGAGAAAGGATCTTGGAAGTTTCTTAATGAATACAAGAACTTTCTTAATGAACACACTGCGTGGTATAGACCAGCTGAACCAGACAAGGTGGGAGCATGGCAGCAGCAGATTAAAGTGAGGGTTAATAACAGGGATACATACAAAGGACTAAAATCTACCATCAACTTATATTCGTTTGAGAAAGATCCTACACATGGTGTGGGTGGACCTGTCACCTATTTCTTTCATGAAGAGGCTGGTATTGCCCCTAAGATGAATGACACCTATGGGTTTATGAAACCAGCTCTTAAATCTGGTCATATAATCACTGGTCAGTTTATTGCAGCAGGATCAGTGGGTGATCTTGATCAATGCGAACCTCTCAAAGAATACATACTACATCCAGAGGAGAATGGATTTTTTGGGGTGGACAGTGCGCTAATAGATAGTGAAGGAACGCTAGGAAAGACTGGGTTATTTATTCCAGAACAATGGAGTATGCCTCCTTACATAGATGACTATGGAAACTCTCTTGTTAAAGATGCATTAGCTGCATTAGATGAGGAGTTTATTAAACAAAAAAAGAATCTTGCTCCAGAAGCTTACCAGCTAGAAATATCACAGCATCCTAGAAATATTGAAGAAGCTTTTGCTTCTAGAAAAGTGAGTGTGTTCCCATCGCATCTAGTGACAAAACAAATGCAAAGAATTCAGGACAAAGAATATCCTGTAGAATACTTGGATTTGTCTAGAAATGCAGAAGGAAAGATTGTTGCTCTCCCCTCTAGAAAACTTCCTATAATGGAGTTTCCTATTTCTAAGAAAACAGAAGATAAAGAAGGTGTGATATGTATCTATGAACGTCCTCATAAAGACCCAACATTTGGTATGTATTATGCTTCAGTGGATCCTGTGGGCGAGGGTAAGACAACAACATCAGAATCACTATGTTCTATTTACATCTATAAAAATCCTGTAGAGGTGATAGAAGATGGGGGAGATGGGAAGGTGAAGAACTCTATTGAGAGGGATAAGATTGTAGCTTCTTGGTGTGGCAGGTTTGATGATATTAACAAAACCCATGAGAGACTAGAGCTAATGATTGAATGGTATAATGCCTGGACTCTAGTGGAGAACAACGTCAGCTTGTTTATCCAGTATATGATATCTAAAAAGAAACAGCGCTATCTTGTCCCCAAAGACATGATATTGTTTCTTAAAGATATAGGGGCTAATAGAAATGTCTTTCAGGAGTATGGCTGGAGAAACGTAGGTACAATATTCAAGGGCACCATCTTATCTTATGGTATAGAATTCTTAAAAGAAGAACTAGATTATGAAACTCTACCTGATGGGACAATAGTCAAAACTATCTACGGGGTAGAGAGGATTCCTGACCCCATGCTTCTCAAAGAAATGCAAGCTTATAGAGAAGGACTAAACGTGGATAGAATCGTTGCATTCTGCTCTCTGATTGCGTTTGCTAAAATACAACAGTCTAACAGAGGACTGTCTAAACGTATAGAAGTTACCAAGGATAATTTGGAAAATTCAGAAAAAAGTTATAAATTAAAATTGAACCCCTTTAGACATATGGGGCAATCTTCTACTGTCAGAAGTAAGTATAATAAACCTCGATCTGCATTTAAAAATATAAAATGATGTCTAAAAAACAGCTGGTAGAAGATTTAATTAAACTAGGTCACATTACAATTGATGAGGCAATTTTGCTTCTGTCTGATGACGAACTCACTGATTTTCAAGAAGTTACAGAGGATGATAGCATGTGGACTAGCACAAGTACATTAGACATTAATTACATTATAACTTATTAATAATCATGCAAGTATATAACGCCCTAGACCTAAAAGCAGGTAA